GACATTGAGGCTGCTGGAGCCTCGCCTGATGGCTTGGTTGGTGATGATGGCATGGTAGAGATTAAATGCCCGTCATCCAGCACTGTCCTTGAGGTCTGGCTGACCCATTCCCAAGGAGGCAACCCTGTAGATGCCAAATACTACGCCCAGATGCAATGGCAGATGCGTTGCGCTGATCGGGCTTGGTGCGACTATGTGGTCTTTGACCCCAGGATGCCAGCCAAAGCTCAGTTGTTTATTTTTAGAGTTGAGCGCAATCCTGACTGGCTCAAGATAGCAGAAGATGAAGTCCTGAAGTTTTTGGCAGAAGTAGATGCCAAAGTCGTAGCCCTTAAATCAATCATTGGAGAATAAAAATGTCAAAAGTTAGCAAAGAAATTAGTTGCATTGTTGGCGAATACCGCAACAGTGAAGGCCAGACAAAAAAGCGCTATCAGCGGATCGGGTCTGTGATTGATACCAAGAACGGTCCGATGCTCAAGCTCGATGTAATCCCACTGCGTGAAGGTGGGTGGGATGGTTGGGCATATATGAATGACCCAAAGCCACAAGATGACCGCCGCCCAAAGCAGACTGATGATTTTGATGACGTGCCATTCTGAGGTGAACCATGATTACATACGATTTTTTTGGACGTGTTTTTGGTACTGAGGCAAAAAAACTTGTTCGCAAGAATGACCCAGATACAAGTCGCGAATCAGCCAGCCTTGTCGATTCGAGTAGGCTGGAGGGTATGGTTTACGAAGCCATCAAGAAGTTCGGCGATAAGGGCTGCATCAGCGATCAGATACGAGCTATGTACCCAACCTATCCCTATTCCTCAATCACTGCAAGATACCGCGCCCTGCTTGACAAAGGTTTCATTGTAGATACTGGAGAGCGTAGGCGGGGTCAGTCGGGCAGATCACAACGAGTTCTTAAAGTGGAGACAAAATGAAAAAACTAATCCTTGACGCAACGCTATCTATAGCGATCCTTTCTGGCCTGGTCTACGTTACTCGCCAATGGTGGTTCGCATGACACCAACATCCAGACTGCGCTTTATTGAGCGCCTTGTGCCAATGCCTGAGCATGGCGGCTACCTAAAAACAGTCCGCATCCTACAGCAATGGTGGGAAAAATCATTAACTATCAATCTTGGTTGGACTGGCGATATGCCTTTGCGGAAAGCAGAGGGCGAATGGCGTGATGTACCAATTGAAAAGGAATAGCAAAATGATGAATCCATTAGAAATTGAGATTGCAAAGACCGTGTTCGCGCATATTCCTGCGGTTGGGAATATTGGTCTGATGTCGCGTGATGAATTAGCTACCATTCTGCACACTGCTTGCCGTGATGCTGCCTTTGCAGGCTGGGCGCATGGAACTGAGACCACGCAACGCCGCTTGGACCAGGAGCTGGCAACGCTGCGCCAAGAATTGAAAGCCGCCCAAACCGAGTTAACTTGGGAGAAAACCAAATGAGACTGATCGAAACCATCTTCGCCCTAATTGGTGTTTGCGCCACTATCACTGCGGTTTTCTTCTACATCGGGTACACCCTGTACAACCCGCCGTGCAGCAACCCACTAGCGATTTTTACGGAGCATTGCAAATGACCGACGATGACGAAACCGAGGACATGCTGTTCAGTGTGTTGTTTGTTGCCGTCACCATAGCCACTGTGTTGTTTGCTGTGGCTAGTGTTGGCCTAATCATATGGAGTTGGCTATGAAAGATGCAGAGGACGAAGCGTTTGACGAGCTTGCCCGCAAGCAAGGTAGCTGGGGCGGTGGCTATCAAGCCAAACGTGAAATGGCTATAGATAAACAACGCGCATGGACAAAAAAAGATTTAGCACTAGACAGTCTAACCCGTGTTTGCGAAATACAGCAGCGGTTGATTAACCAACTTATTGCAATGGAACAGAACTCTTATGCCCGCGGGTATGAAGATGGAATGGCTGCGCAGGCCGAGGTGGACATTGCATTGAACGAAATTGCGTCTGGCGAGTCCAAATGATTTGCGACACCTGTAAAGCATGGACTCGCACGCTTGAGACGCGACACAAGTACGACAACCAAACCTATCGGCGGTATGAGTGCGCTAACGGCCACCGCTTCTCGACGATGGAAAGAGTGAAACTCAAAGAGGTGAAAAATGCAGATAACAGCGATATTTCAAGACGAACAGGAGGCGATCAAAGCAATCCACTCACACTACGCTTGGCAGACCCTGCAAGAGATTAACGAAGTGCTGCGCTCAAATAGAAAACACGGCCTACCTTTTGAGCAGACCGTGTTTCAGATACAGGCATCTGTAAACGATGCCTTAGCGCTGATTCCGGATTAAGCAGCCTCGGCTTCTTCTTCATCTTCTTCGTCGTACTCTTCTTCGTCGTCGCCCCAGTCTGCCTCGTCGTCTTCGACCAACAACCACTCGCCGGTCTCTTCGTTCAGCCAGTACCAAGCGTCGTACTCTTCGTCGTACCAGCAGTAGCAATCTGCCTCGTCGTCGTACTCGTACTCTTCGCCTTCTTGAAAACAATCAACCAACGATTCGCAATCGCTGTTGATTTCTACTTCGGTGGAATTGTTGATGATATATGTGAATGAATACATGGGAACTCCTTAAACGTTGATGATCTGACCTCGAAACTCTACCTGATTTTCGTCCCCCCACTTGTGGACTACTTCAGGCCACAAAAGCTTACCACCCTTGAATGTCAGCACAACAAACCCCGACCTGTGGTTTAATGGATTTCCTTCTCCGTAATCGAATTGTGGCCCATAAGGTTCTGCCAAAGTCCCAGTATCTATACCATATCTATTGCCGGTGTAATCTGCATATGGAGTAACTTTTAGGCTGTGTAAATGCCCAGTACAAATCGATATCCCAGCCGCGGCGGTATTGTTATGGGTAGCGTGCACGCCGGATCGATATCGGTGCTTGATGATGCAGTCCGGTGTAGGCCAAACAGACCATGCAAACTCCCATGCTGGTAGATGGTCTTCCAATTTAAATCCATGAACTTCTTTGTACTGGGGAGCCTGACTAACCAATTTGTTTGCAAAACGGGTATCGTGATTGCCCCATGTAAACAGCAGCTTTACATTATGCCGTGCTGCTTTGGCGGCTTCCTCAATCTCACCCAGGTGCGCTTGAACTGCTTTTAGCTCTTCAATTACGCTAGGCATATGATTCCATCCCAAAGGTGGATGGCGGCTAATCGTAGCCCCGTCAAAAGCATCACCATTGCTAATTACTGCATGAGGTTTCAGTTCTTTGATTGCCCACAGCAAACCCTTGTAGGCAGTTGTGTATTCCCCAGGCCAAAAGTGCGCGTCACTGAAAACGATTATGGTCTGGTCTAGGATGCCAAGATCCACCCTGTTCAGCGAGGTCTGTATGGGCTGGAACTGAGAGTATTTTTGCGCCCTCTGGTCAAAGCCAATCAGTGGCTGGTTTATTTCCTTTTCAATTCTTCGTCGTCTGTTGTTTACAGAACGCTGAGAAACATCCAAGTGTTCGGCGACTTTAGAACAAGATCCAAAACGCTTCCAGACATTGATAAACTCTTCTCGGGAAACTTTAGGTTGCATGGTGACTCCACAAAGTTGCGTGGAATCTAACACAGGTCTATTGCATCATCATGCAATCACTGCGCCAGTCTGAAGCTGGGCAATCGTTAAGCCCCCGGTGTATTGAAAATGCGGGTACTCTTTGAACGTCTTCCAGTCGCCAGCCCACTCTAGGCCGCAGGACTTGCCGATCTCGCCAATTTGCTTCCATAAGGCCTGGTCATCCCAAATGGCCTTGCCGTTGACCAATGGCACGACATCTAAGGCGCATCGGTGATTGTGCCAAGACTGCCCTGCTTTGGCGTTGGTTACTACCTTACCAGGTGTTGTGCGACCCTGGTTGTATAGCGCGGTCTGGCTCTCATGGTCGCGGTAGGTGGATGTCACCAATAGGTCGATACCCTTTGCTTTGGCGGCTTCTACAAAGGCTTCTGCCCGTTTTTTAACGGGAGGTGCTAAGTCATCAAGGCTGCGAGAGTTAATCATTGGACTGGCTCCGATTTAGCCAGCAATTCTGTTTTGGCTTGGCTGCTGGCGCTGGAGCCAAAATAAAAAGCCATCACGCCTGTCCAGGCCGTTGCCAGACTGCCAAGCATCAACATCAGTGCGTCCGATGTCTTGAAGTGCTCTGTCATCAAACCCAGCAAAATCCCAAAGAATCCAATTGTCACAAACACTGCAAGCAGGGCAGGAATCCAGGACTTTGTAGCAATCTGCATATCGCGTGCGGACTTCTTGTCCTCGGCAATCAGCTTTGCGAAATCCAAATTCATGCTTTGCGCTTGCTTCTTCAGTTCCAGTTCTGCAAGCTGAATGGAGGCCACTTGCTCGGCAGTTAACTTGCCGCTGCTGATGATGCCTTGCACCTCGTCAGGGTCGCATCCAATAGCCTTGGCTACAGCAGAGACTGCCATGCCAGCCAGTGGGCCTCCAAACGCCGTTGCAAGCGTAGGCGCGAGAGTTTTTAGCCATTCCATCAGAAACCCCTGTTCATAATAACGTTAAACGTGATGCTCACCAGTGGGACAACGATAGCGGATGCGCCGGAAATCCAGAGTGTGTTCATAATGATTGCCACTTTCGCTTCCTTGTCCTTCTGCTTTCTCTCTGACTCTTCTCGCTCCAGCGTGTTGCGTTCCTTTGTCAACCTAGTTCGCTCTGCCATCATCTCCTCCCAGACTGGGGCATTCCCCGAATAAAAGAGTATGTCCTTCAACTCCTTCTCATGTTCTCGCAAAGCCTTCGACGCCAGTGCAATCTGGAGAGCCTGAGAACTTATCTGTGCATCAGTCTTTCCTATGCTTGCAATCCTGGCTTTGCTGCTTGCTAGGTGAACCGTGTCTGCCGCTTGGTAGAAGCTGCTGAATTCTTTGTATAGGCCGTGGATGTCTTTACCAAGGGCAATGGCTTTTTTATCCCGGCTACAGCGCCCTGCGCCATAGCAAATGCAGTGAATGGATCAATCATTTGTCCTGCTTTCCGTCTAGCTTGTCAAAAATCTTGCTCAACATTTCCTTGACTTCTTT